TTTTCGGTGTTCGTCGGCAAGAAGAACCTGAGGGAAGATCAGCTCCACGAGCCATCAGGTTCCGAAGATATCCGCATTGCACCGATGCTGATCGGTAGCAAGAACGGCGGCATCTTCAACATCATTCTCGGCGCTGTACTCGTCGTCGCCGGCGGCCTGGCCATGACCTACGGCTCTGTCATCGGCGGTGACGTATGGGGTCCATACCTGGTGCAGGCAGGCTGGGGCATGATCGCTGGCGGCGTGGTCCAGTTGCTCTCGCCACAGCCCAAGGCACCGAAGTCAGGCGACCGCCCCGACAACCAGCCCAGCTACGTCTTCAACGGCGCCGTCAACACGCAGGCCCAAGGCAACCCTGTCCCCGTGCTCTACGGCCGCATGGTCGTCGGCTCCGCCGTCGTCTCTGCCGGCATCCATGCCGAGGACTACGCACCGGCCACTGCAGGCGTTGGCGGCGGCGTAAATCTCAACGGCCGCGTGCTCAAGAACTTCTACGAGAGGTAGACATGACTTCCACCATTCAAGGCGCCAAGGGCGGCGGCAGCCAGCGCACGCCCGTCGAGTCGCCGGACAGCCTGCGCTCGATCGCCTACTTCCGCATCCTGGACCTGGTCAGCGAGGGCGAGATCGGTGGCCTGGTCAACGGGCTGCAATCGATTTACCTGGACGAGACGCCGCTGGCCAACGCGGACGGCTCGCTCAACTTCCAGAACGTGCACGTGGAAACGCGCACCGGCACGCAGGACCAAGAGGAGGTGCCTGGCTATCCGGCGGTGGAGAACGAGATCAATGTCGGCGTGGAGCTCAAGCAGAGCACGCCGTGGGTCCGTTCGCTGAGCAATACCTCGCTGTCGGCGGTGCGCGTGACCATCGGCGTGCCGGGCCTGTCCAAGGCCAATACGTCCAATGGCGATATCAACGGCTACTCGGTGCAGTACAAGATCGAGGTGCAGACCGACAGTGGCGCGTGGCAGCTGGCCTATACCGGCGCGATCACCGGCAAGACCACCAGCAAGTACCAGCGCAGCCACCGCATTGACCTGCCGGCGGCGCAGAGCGGGTGGAACGTGCGCGTCACGCGCTTGACCGCCAATGCCAACAGCTCGTCGATCGCCGACATCACCACCATCGACAGCTATACCGAGGTGATCGACGCCAAGCTGCGCTATCCCAACAGCGCGCTGCTGGGCATTTCCGGCGACGCCGCGCAGTTCAGCAATATCCCCAGCCGTGCGTACGACCTGTGGGGCCGCATCATCCAGGTGCCGAGCAACTACGATCCGCTGGCGCGCACTTACAGCGGTGTATGGGACGGCAGCTTCAAGCCGGCGTGGACGGACAATCCGGCGTGGATCTACTACGACCTGTCGACGCACCCGCGCTACGGCCTGGGCCATCTGATCACCGCGGCCCAGGTGAACAAGTGGGAGTTGTACCGTATCGCGCAGTATTGCGACCAGCCGGTGAGCGACGGCAAGGGCGGCACCGAGCCGCGCTTTACCTGCAACGTGTTCCTGCAGACCGCCAGCGACGCGTACAAGCTGCTGAGCGACCTGGCCAGCGTGTTCCGCGGCATCTCGTTCTGGACGGGCGGCGCCATCACGGCTTCCGCCGATATGCCGGCGGACCCGGTGTATGCGTACAGCGCGGCCAACGTGATCGGCGGCCAATTCACCTATGCGGCGAGCACGCGCAAGACGCGCTACACGACCGCGCTGGTGACCTGGAACGACCCCAGCGATTTCTATCGCGCCAAGGTCGAGTACGTGGAAGACCGCACGGGCCTGGCACGCTATGGCATCCAGCAGACCACGCTCACCGCGTTCGGCTGCACGTCGCAGGCGCAGGCTCAGCGCGCAGGCCAGTGGGTGCTGCTTACCTCGCGGCTGGAAACCGATACGGTGACGTTCAAGGTCGGCCTGGATGGCACCATCGCGGCGCCGGGGCAGATCGTCCGTATCACGGACCCCGCCCGTGCCGGCAAGCGCCAGGGCGGGCGTGTCCATCAGGCCACGCGGACCGTGGTGACGGTGGACAAGGCGCCGGAGCAGGTGGCGGTCGGCGATCGGCTGACGGTGATGTTGTCCACCGGCGTATCGGAGACGCAGGCCATTACGGCGATCGATGGTGTGCAGCTGACCGTGGCGGCTCCGGGCTTCTCGGTGCAACCGGAAGCGGAAGCCGTATGGGTGGTGGAGAGCGACACGCTCGCCGCGCAAACCTACCGCGTGTTGTCGGTGATCGAGGACAAGTCCTCCAGCGATATCAGCTACACCATCACCGCTTTGCAGCACGTGCCCGGCAAGTTCGCGGCGATCGACAACGGCGCGATCATCCAGATCCCGCCGATCAGCGCGCTGCCGGCTTCCACCCAGACGCCGCCGGCCAATGTGCAGCTCAACGGCCACGTGGTGATCACCCAGGGCATTGCCACCAATGTGGTGACCATCGCGTGGGATGCCGCGCCGGGCGCCACCGGCTACCAGGTGGAATGGCGGCGCAACGACGGCGAATGGGTGAGCGCGGGACGCACCCCAGGCTTGTCCGTCGACGTGGAAGGCATCTATACCGGCACCTATGTCGCACGCGTGCGGGCGGTCAGCCCCGGCGGCGTGGTGTCGGTGCCGGTGCTTTCGGTGGCGACGGACATCGTGGGCAAGACCGGCGCACCGCCGGTGGTCGCCACCTTCAAGGCGACGCCGAAAGTGTGGGGCATCCATCTGGAATGGAGCTTCCCCGCCGGCACCGACGACACCCAGCGTACCGAGGTATGGCGCTCGAATACGCCGAATCTGCAAGACGCCACCAAGATGGCCGATCTGGCCTATCCACAGAACTCGCTCGACATCGATGGCCTTGCCGCAGGCGTGTCGTTCTACTTCTGGGTGCGGCTGGTGGACAAGACCGGCAACATTGGTGCGTTCTATCCCAACGGCGCCGGCTTGCCGGCCCAGTCGAGCAGCAGCCAGGCCGATTACGAGCCGGTGATCGCCGGGCTGATCGGACAGACGGAGCTGGGGCAGCAGATTCTCGAGGGCGTCGATCTCGCTACGTCGGACATGGCTGGCGACGCGGGGGAATGGGCTGGCGACAGCGGGCATTTCGCCGGCACCTGGACGCTGCTGGATGCCGTGCAGGACGGCGACCGGTCGATGGCCAAGCGGGTGGATCTGGTGCAGGCCACGGTGGACAACACCAGCGCCGTCGTACAGCAGACGTCGCAGGCGGTGGTCGATCTCAATGGGAAGGTCAGTGCCACGTGGACGGTGAAGTGCCAGGTCAGTTCCGATGGGCGCATCTATGGTGCGGGCATGGGCCTGGGTGTGGAGCAGCAGCCGGATGGATCGTATCAGTCGCAGGCGCTGTTTCAGGCGGATCGGTTTGCGGTGATCAATACCGCCAACAATAACGTTACTGCGCCGTTCGTTATTCAGAATGGGCAGACGTATATCCGGCAGGCGTTGATTGGGGATGGGTGGATTGACAATGCCAAGATCGGAAGCGTCATTCAGTCGACCGCTACTGGTGCCGGCGGAGCGCCGCGCTGGAAGCTGGACAAGAACGGCTCGCTGACGATGACTGGTCCGGCTGGCGGCGGATACCTTACGGTCAACGACAGCCTAATCCAAGTTTTCGACGGAAATGGTGTGCTTCGTGTACGCATGGGGATCTGGTAATGACACAAGGATTCCAGGCTTACGACGGGAACGGCAATCTTCTGATCGACGTTACGACTCGTCTGTGTCGCATTACGGGAAGCGCCTCTATTCCTGCAGGCGATGCCAACCAGCTAACCGTACCTAATGCTAGTCAGGGGACTATCTGGTGGATGATCGTGCCCAATGTGGCAAGCAACTACCGGCCACTGATTACTGTGAGTGGCAACGTCATAAGGTGGAGCCCGCGCCCCTACGTTACTGATCTGGTCGCATCCACCCTTCTATATGGAGTCTACTGATGAGCGAAGCGGGCCTGCAGATTTTCAATGCGGACGGCCAGACGGTGACTGTCGATAGTACGTACCGCAATTTCGCGCTTCGCACGAAGGGAGTTGCCACCACGACCCAGGCATCTGGCTTCTCGTCTTACGTCGATTTCCAACTCAGCGGCTTGACTATACCCATGATCGCCACCAAGAGCACCATTACAAGCGCGGCCAGAGTGGCAAACGTGGGGAACGGTAACTTCATATTTCGAATTTACGCGAACTCAGATCCTGGAGCTCAAATCCCGTATTACATCTTC